ATCAAATAGATTATAACGAAGGTACAAAGCCTGGTATTAGCAAAGGTAATTTTCAATGGGTTAACGGAATAAAAGACACGCAAGTAATATTTTACCCAGATACTAACGGTAGATTTAATATTAGCTGGACACCACCATTACATTTGCAAAACAAAATAATAACTAAAAACGGTATTAAATATCCTGGTAACGAGCACATGGGTGCTTTTGGTTGTGATAGTTACGATATATCAGGAACAGTAGATGGTAGAGGTTCTAATGGTGCTTTGCACGGTTTGACTAAGTTTAGCATGGAAGACGCGCCACCTAATCAATTTTTTTTAGAGTATGTAGCTAGACCACAAACAGCAGAGATATTTTTTGAAGACGTTTTAATGTCGTTAGTATTTTACGGCATGCCAATATTAGCAGAGAATAACAAGCCTAGATTATTATACTATTTAAGACGTAGAGGCTATAGAGGATATAGTATGAACAGGCCAGATAAAATTTGGAACAAATTATCTACGACAGAAAAAGAAATAGGTGGTATACCAAACTCTAGCGAAGATATAAAACAAGCTCACGCAGCCGCTATTGAAATGTATATACAACAACACGTAGGAGATATTGGTGGAGGTAATTGGGGTAACATGTATTTTAATAGAACTTTAAATGACTGGGCTAAATTTGATATAAACAAAAGAACAAAGTTTGACGCTAGTATCAGTAGTGGTTTAGCTATCATGGCTTGCAATAGAAATTTATATGCACCTAATGCTAAAATTGAAAAGAAAAAATTAAGTTTAAATTTTGGAAGATACAGTAACAACGGAGCTTCGTCTAAATTAATTAAAAATTAAAATGATAAGAACAAGTGTAACAAATAATTTTCCTAGTCAAGTAGTAAGTGACGTTGAAAAGTCTAGCATTGAATATGGTATGAAAGTTGCTAAAGCTATAGAGCACGAGTGGTTTAATACAGACTATGCTATGAGTAGGTATTTAACTAATATGAACAACTTTCATAGACTAAGACTTTACGCTAGAGGAGAACAATCAATACAAAAATACAAAGATGAATTATCTATAAATGGTGATTTGTCTTATTTAAATTTAGACTGGAGACCAGTGCCTATAATACCAAAGTTTGTTGATATTGTAGTTAATGGTATAGCTGATAGGGTTTATGATGTAAAGGCTTTTTCACAAGATCCTTTTGGTGTAGACAAACGAACTAAATACATGCAGTCTATATTAAACGACATGAGAGCTAAGGAAGTTAATGATTTTGCACAAGATAAGTTTGGTATGTCTTTGAGAGAAAGTGGTGTTGAAGAACTTCCTGGTTCTGAAGAAGAATTAGCTTTACACATGCAGCTTACTTATAAGCAAGCTGTAGAACTAGCAGAAGAACAAGCTATAAACGTTTTATTAGAAGGTAACAACTTTGATTTAATTAAAAGAAGATTTTATTACGATTTAACAGTTTGTGGTATAGGTGCTGTTAAAACAAATTTCAATGAATCTGAAGGAGTTAAAATAGAATATGTTGATCCAGCTAACTTAGTTTATTCTTATAGTGACTCACCATATTTTGAAGACTTGTATTACATAGGTGAAGTTAAATACATATCTATAAACGAACTTATAAAAGAGTTTCCACAGCTAACTATGGAAGAGTTAAAAGAATTAACTGAAAAAAGTTATTCTGTTAATAGAGGTAATTATAATAAACCATATTCTACTAGAGAACAAAAAGATAAAAACAAAGTACAAATACTTTATTTTAATTATAAAACTTTTAATACAGAAGTTTATAAAATAAAAAACACTAATACTGGTGGTTTAAGAGCTATAGAGAAAGACGATACGTTCACGGCTGAAAGTACAGAATATTTTACTGTTGAGTCTAGAAAAATAGAAGTACTTTACGAAGGAGCTATAATACTAGGTAGTGATAGACTTTTAAAATGGAACATGTGTAAAAACATGATGAGACCTAAAAGTGATCATACTAAAGTAAAGATGAATTACGCTATGTGTGCGCCTAGGATGTATAACGGTAAAATTGAAAGTTTAGTTAGTAGAATAACTGGCTTTGCTGATATGATACAACTAACTCATTTAAAGCTACAGCAGGTAATGTCGCGTATAGTTCCAGACGGTATTTATTTAGACGCTGATGGTTTAGCTGAAATAGATTTAGGTAATGGTACTAACTATAATCCACAAGAAGCCTTAAATATGTTTTTCCAAACTGGGTCTGTGATAGGTAGAAGTTTTACTTCTGACGGTGATATGAATCCTGGTAAAGTACCTATACAAGAAATACAGTCTGGTAACGGTGGTGCTAAAATGCAAAGCTTAATTGGCACGTATAATTATTACCTACAAATGATTAGAGATACAACAGGATTAAACGAAGCTAGAGATGCTAGTGTTCCAGATCCAAAAGCTTTAGTAGGTGTACAAAAAATGGCAGCAGCAAATAGCAACACAGCTACAAGGCACATATTGCAAGGAGGTTTATTTTTAACAGCAGAAGTTTGTGGTAATTTGTCTATGAGAGTATCAGATATATTAGAGTACTCACCTACAAGAGACGCTTTTATACAAAAAATAGGTAGACATAACGTTGGTACTTTAGACGATGTTAAAGATCTTCATTTATATGACTTTGGTATATTCTTAGAACTTTCACCAGATGAAGAAGAAAAAGCTATGTTAGAAAATAATATACAAATAGCTTTGTCACAACAAACTATAGATTTAGAGGACGCTATAGATCTTAGAAATATTAAAAGTTTAAAACTAGCTAATCAACTTTTAAAAGTTAGAAGAAAAAAGAAAATGCAAAATGACCAGATGCGAGCACAGCAAAACATGCAAGCTCAGGCTCAAGCTAACGCGCAGCAACAGGCCGCAGCTGCTCAAGCAGAAGTACAAAAGCAACAAGCATTAACTCAAACAAACATGCAATTAGAACAAGCTAAATCTAATTTAAAAATAGAGTCTATGATGCACGAGGCTGAAATTAAAAAGCAGTTAATGGATCATGAGTTTAGTATCAATATGAGATTAAGGCAAGTAGAAGTTGAAGCTATTAAAGGTAGAGAAAAAGAAAAAGAAGATCGTAAAGATAAAAGAACTAAAATACAAGCGTCACAACAAAGTGAGCTTATAGATCAAAGAAAAAATGAAAAACCACCTAAAAACTTTGAATCATCAGGTAATGATATATTAGGAGGTGGTATGGGTTTAGAAGCATTTAATCCTAGATAACAATTAATTAATTATATAATATTTTATTATGGCTAAAAAAAATGAAACAACAGAACCTACTGTTGAGCAACCAAAAGTTGACAACGAAGTAGAAAAAATTAAAGTAAAAAAGAAATTAAAAAAAATTAAACCACAAGAAGATACTGTAAAAGTAGACTTAAAAAAATTAGTTGAAGAAGCAGAGAACGTTGTAAAGGTAGATTTAAACAAACCAGTTGAAGACATTAAAGTTCCAGATACAGAAGTTAAAGAAGAAGTACAGAAAGTTGAAGAGCCTAAAGCTGAAACTGAAGAAGCACCAGTAATAGAGTTAGAAGAAATAAAAGAAGAAACTAAAGTAGAAGAACCTATTAAAGTTGAAGAGCCTATAGTAGCACCTGAAAAACCTACTATAGATCTACCAGAAAACGTTAATAAACTTTTAGACTTTATTAAAGATACTGGTGGAGATATAAATGACTATGTAAGATTAAATATGGATTATTCTGAATTAGATAATCATACATTACTTAGAGAATATTATAAAACAACTAAACCTCATTTAGAATCTGACGAAGTAGATTTTATCATGGAAGATAAATTTTCTTTCGATGAAGAGTTAGATGATGAGAAAGATATTAGAAGAAAAAAACTAGCGCTAAAAGAGCAAGTTGCTGACGCTAGAAACCACTTAGACGGGTTAAAGTCTAAATACTATGAAGATATCAAAGCTGGAAGTAAATTAACAAGTGAACAACAGAAAGCTATTGACTTCTTCAACAGATACAACAAAGAGTCTGAAGCTGAACAAAAAGCATTAGAAAAATCTAGATCTGCATTTCAACAAAAAACAGACAGTGTTTTTAACGACGAGTTCAAAGGTTTTGAATACAGCGTCGGTGATAAAAGATTTAGGTTTAATGTTAAAGATGTAGACAGAGTAAAGGAATCGCAAAGTGACATTAATAATTTTGTCAAGAAGTTCTTGAACAATGAAAACTTAATGGAAGATGGGGCTGGTTACCATAAGTCTATGTTTACAGCTATGAACGCTGATGCTGTTGCTAAGCATTTTTACGAACAAGGTAAGGCTGATGCTTTGAAAGAAAGTATAGCTAAATCTAAAAATGTTAACATGGACCCTAGACAATCTCACTCAGGTGAAATACAAGCTGGGGGAATAAAAGTAAGAGTGCTTGGTGAAGATGCTAATGACTTTAAGTTTAAAATTAAAAGAAAACAATAACTAAATTAAAAATTAAAAATTATGGCAATTACTGCAGGAGATAATTTGAATAGTGTACCAGCACCAAAGAAAGCTACACTATCTGCAAATTATATCGATTTTACGGCATCTGGCACGGCTGGATGGGCGCAACAATACCTGCCTGACTTAATGGAAAAAGAAGCTGAGGTTTTTGGAAACAGAACTATCTCAGGATTTTTATCTCAAGTTGGAGCAGAAGAGTCTATGACTTCTGACCAAGTTATTTGGTCTGAGCAAGGTAGATTACATTTATCATACAC